GCTTCCGCCTTCTTAGGTGCAGCTTCCGCCTTCTTAGGTGCAGCTTCCGCCTTCTTAGGTGCAGCTTCCGCCTTCTTAGGGGCAGCTTCCGCCTTCTTAGGGGCAGCTTCCGCCTTCTTAGGCGCAGCTTCCGCCTTCTTAGGGGCAGCTTCCGCCTTCTTAGGGGCAACCTCGGGAGCCACCACACCACCGGACATAGTACCAAGAACCGCCTTCACCAGAGGGGCTTCGGCGTCTTCAAACGAGTCAAATTCCAAGGTGATCTTCACAATATCCTCCAAGATGTAACTAAGGGCGCGACCGCGCCTAGTACTATTATGCCAGCCGCAACCGCGCCCCTCTAGCTACTAACTAAATTAGCTCTGGTTCCTCAACCCGAATAAACGTCGCCTGTGAGCCATACGCCGCACTCGACATTGGTTGTGGGGAGAGGGTCCACCCGTCAATCTGCCTCAGTACCCGGTGGATGTTAGCAATATCACGTGGAGTGTGGTCACCAATTCGACGCCCAAGCACCTCACACCAAACCTGCAACGCACAGATCTCGTTGATCGGCTCACTCCCCGCCGGGGTGAAATTCAGCTCAACGTTCATACGCCATTCCATCCGCTCGCCCATGGACATCTGGTTCCAGTTCTCTGGGACAGCAAGCGACATGTAGCTCTTAATCAACCCGACGAGGGGGTCCTCCTGGATGTACGGTTCCCTCTCACGGTTGAGCAGCTTGGACTCTTCCTCATCAAAGTATAGCTTCTCACCCTCGTTGTACAGGTGAACCGCCTCCGCCCAAACCTGGTCGATGTACTCATCAGTCATGGCATCGAAGTCAACCTTCTCCTCTGCATGGACTATGAGGAATCGGCGGTTACCATCCTGCCGGCGAAGGAACGCTGGGTCATTCGTAGTCCCCCACACGACAGACCGGCGGGGATAACTGGTCACTGTCGCGGCGAACGGTGCACGGAACTCATCCTTCCTCTGTGTGAGGAACTCCTTCAATCGGTTGAAGTCCGCCACACGGAGGGCGTGTCCCTCATCAGCGATCACGATCCAGGATTTACTGATCTTCATCAACGCATCCTTGTTAGTGATATCGTCAAGGGAGTTGTACCAGCCCTTGGACATACGCTCCATCCACCACGACTTACCGATGCCCTCCGCACCGTAAATCAGTAGCATGTTGTCCCACTTGACGCCGGGTTCGAAGGTTCGTGCCACCGCCGCAACCAGAGACTTCCTAGCGACCAGCCGGGTATGAGGGGAATCCTTCACTCCTGGCAGGGCGAACTCCACGCGCGGTACCCCATCCCACTCCAGTGACTCCAGGTACTCACGGACGAAATCGTGCTTGCGGTCTTGGGAGATATCCCGCAGGATATGGCGCAGACGGTTATCTGTCACCTTGAGACCGTAGACGCGTTGCAGGTGGAGGTATATCGATGAGAAATCATAGTCATCCAGAGGGGTATCCTGTGCAGTGACGTCTCGCCAGGGGTACGACCCAGGGAGCAACTCTATAGTCATGCCACGGGCGTTCAGGATAATCCGCTGGAACACAGGGTCATTCTTCGAGATGAGCTCAAAGTTCTGTACTGTGTCCTCAACCAGACCGTTCTTCCCACGGGAGAGCTCATCCACCCATTGCGCCGAGTCTCCAAACTCCTTACGAAGGTCATCAGGGAACTCACCCAGGGTTTCTTCCGCCAACAGACGCTTCACCCGCTCATCCTGACCTGCAAGACGTAGCATAGCGATATACGATGGAAGACGGTTGAGTGGTGTTGCAGGTTTGGCATCACGGTCAAGCTCGTGGAACCGGTGTAACCGTACCAAATCAAACGCATTCCTCGCGTAGCCTCCCGCCGGGTCGTTAGCGTGGTGGGAGTACACAAACCTTGGGTTCTCAGCGATCGGTGCCATACCTGCATCAGAGTGAGCACCATTGAGGTGAAACCGGTTGGCAGACACCTGAGTATACGGCAAATCGTACATACTAATAAGCTCTGCCCAGTCGGGGTACGCTTGGCAAAACTTACCAGGTATACCCTTGAGGGTCGTGGGATCCTTCTTCCAGTTGCGGCTCCCCCGGCTGGGAGAGGGCGCACCCGTGCTGGAGAACATCGGTGCTGAGGGGTTGAGCGCCTTACCTACATTATGCTGTACATAGTACGACTCACGATCCTCCGCTGCTGGCATAAACATGTATCGCTCTGGCTGGCTCGTGCTCGGGTCGAAATTATCACGTCCAACAGCGTCCATAATCCCCTCACACAGCCCACGGTACAGATCTGGTGCTACCGGTACCTCCAGTGGGAAAATGAGCCTGTACCGGCGGGCTTCCGGCTTGGAGGAGAACGTCGTATGGAGGAGGAACTCCGTATCACCGAAGATATTCGTTATGCGAGACAGGAACTCGTCCTGTGGGTAGTCCACATCGAGAGTGACCGCAGACCTAGCAGCGATAGTACTCTTGTTACGGCGATCACCGTCCAAGTAGCCAAATATGTAATTACCCGCCTCTTTGTGGTCTTGCGGGTCATTCGCCTTCTCGCAGAACTCAGACCAGGTTATGCGACCGTTCTTCCATATGACAGAGTTACGCTTTGGCGCTGTGGCAAACTGAAGGTGGGTCTCGGGGCTGAATGTCTTTCCCATAATTTAGAACTCCTGCAAGTAATTCATGATCGCGTCTTGGGTGGTCTCTTTCTGCTTCAATCTTGCCTCGATCACGCCATCAATCGTGTTCTTAGCCATAATTTTGTGAATAACCACTGGATTCTGTTGCCCCTGCCGGGCTAGACGCTTGTTCGCTTGATCCCACTCCTCTGTGCTCCACGGCAAAGTCATCCACACGACGGTGTGACCGCCCGCCTGGAGGTTCAGCCCGTGACCAATCGCCGCAGGGTGAGCAGCGAGCACAGGAACCTCACCATGATTCCATTTATCGAACACACCCTTATCCTTAGGGGTGTACACCACACCGGCGGGGAGTGCGTTCTTAATAGCCTCCAACTCAGCCTTGAAGCGGTAGAACACCAGGAGTGGTGAGTTGGTGCCTTCAAAGATTTCGACCAGCGCACGGGTCTTCTCGGAGTGCACGTGTGATATCTCTGAGTTCCCTGATAGAAACTCATCCACGTCGGGGTAGATGAACCCTGCTGTCATCTGGGACAGCTTACCTACCATGACTGCAGCGGTTGCCGCTGAATGAACAGCGCCGGACTGCACCTCGACAACCATGTCGCGCTTCATCCTGTCGTACATACGTCGCGCCCCCGCCGGTAGTGTAACCTCGACGGTGTTCTCTGTGACCGGCGGGAGCTTGATACGACCCTCAGTCTGCATCGACAGGCAGAAATCACTGATCAGGTCGTAGATGAGGACATCTGCCCCGCGAACCATCGCCCACGATGTAGCGTAGCCCTTGAACCCAACCGATGCGGGGTAGAAGTACCGCTGACGATACGCCGCGAAAGACCGCCCTAGGGAGATGCCCCGGTCAAGGAGTGCGACCTGAGCCCAGAGGTCAAGCAAGGAGTTAGGTGTCGGAGTACCGGTGAGTCCCCAACAGTTCGCCACGTGAGACCGCATCTTGTTCGCTGTCCTCCACCTCAACGAGGACTTCGATTTGTAGCCACTGAGCTCATCCAAGACCAAAGTTTTAAAATTACCCGCGCGAACATACGGCAGGGCATCCGATTGAGTGTCCCTAGAACATACAAAAACGTCCCCCGAGGACTCAAACCCTGCTTTCCTAGCTGCTGGGTTGCCCGTGCATTGAACAACTCTTAAATCTGGTCTCCAGAGCGCGGCTTCAGTTTTCCACACCTCCTGCGCGACACGCTTCGGTGCGATGACCAACACAGGCAGGTGACGAGGTTCCAGGGCAGAGAGCGTGATCGCTGTCTTCCCCAAACCCATATCAAGGAACAACCCACGCCCGCCGGGCGCCTCGCGCAAGAACTCAACCGCTTGCTTTTGATAATCGTGGAGTTCTAGCTTAGCCACTCTGACTCACATTCTTCGCCTTCTGTGCCAGACGCTGACGGAACTCCTTCGAGCGCCGATCCCCGCCGGGCTTAGGGCGGGTCTCATACCACTCGACCAGCTGCTCCTCAGTCCACACGGGAGTCCTGCCAACACTAGTCGCCGGCGAGGGCAAGGGGTGTCGCTTGTTGATGTGCTTGGCAGTGTACTTCCCTATACCAAGCAGGATTTCCGCATCACGCATATCGTAGAATTGCGGGTACTGGGACATGTCTCTGTCCTTCCTCTATAGATACCATCCATTCAAAGTTTAGCACTTTGAACAGCTGAATGCAAATACACCACCCCCGCCGGTAGCACCCGGCGGGGGTGGTATAACAGGTTATCGCAGTCCCACGGTGAAGACGGTGTGAGTCCTGGGTTTGGTGTACTTCTCATCCCAAACGTACTTGTACTTATGCTGCTTGCTAATATAGCCGTACACTTGACCACCAAAAATAACTTGGTTGCCAGCTATGATGGTGCTCGGTAGGTACAAGTCCTTGAACTCTTCAGGGGCGTTATCCACGCTATCCTGATCCAGCTCATACAAGCCACGTCCACGGTGCCAATAAGTATACTGATGCTCTGCTGACATTCCACTATTCCTTTATAGTTGGGTACCAACGCTGTTGCGCTGATATTTCAAGTATACCACATTTGGGCAGCTGAAGCAAATTCCCGTATCGTAATCTGCGCCACGATGCTAAAACGTCCTCTGCGAGGCTTTTACGGAGCTGGTAGGATATCACCCTTCCAACTCCCTAAAAGCCTCGCAGAGGACGTTCTTTGACGTTCTGTACGGATTTTACACTGGTCCCAGCCCCTTACTTTGTTTTATTGACTCGACCCACTGCTTGACCTCCTTAGGCCCCTTGACCACATAGACGTGGACCCCGAGTACCCCTGCCCGCCGGTGCCACTCACGCTGTGCAGGTGACAACCGACCGGTCTCAGTCTTCAGTTCCACCAGCAGGATTTCCCCGCCGGGTATGATTACCATCCTATCAGGAACACCTTTCTCCGAGGGCATCAGTTTGATCGCCTTCCAGCCCTCACGGCGACAGGCACTCACAAAGTAGCCTTCCAATTGTGCTTCACGCATACAGACATTATCGCCAGCACCGAAACCCCGCAAACCCCGCAAACCGTCTTTATAGTAAAACGCCCTTCGCGCGCGCGTTCATAACCCTTTTATTTAAAAGTTTAAAAAGTATTTTAAAAACTTTCTTTCGCGCGCGCGATTATAAACTTTTTAATTTAAAAGTTTAACTTTAATCGTTATAAACACTATCTCGCGCGCGAAAGAGATTAAAACTATAACACTTTTCGGACTTTCGGAGAAACCGGATTTTCATTCTTTTACAGATTAGAGGCACGAGAGACACATGCCTAGTAAAACTAGGGGAGTTAGGGGCACCGTTTTGAGGCGCTTAGGGGCACGCGGTGGTACTTTAGGGGCACCAAGGGGCGCGCGAGCAAATTTTGGTCGCCGCAAGACGAAATTTAATTGAGCACGAGTCGAATCGACACAGAACATCGCGTGACTCTAACGTGCCTCTAAGTTGCTCTAAGTGCCTCAAAATGGCGTCTCTAACTTGCCTATAAATACTAAGGAAGTGTCTCTCGTGCCTCTAATTCTTGTGTTTTTAAAAACCATAGTCTTAAAAAATCTCAAACCAATTATCAAACAACATCAGTGAGTACAACTTATCCACGACACTGCATCAAAAGACACCAAATTGCATGATTCGTTCACGACACAGCACCAAATTGCATCAAACTACATCAAACACGCGCGCATCCGCGCTCCTCACACCCGGCAGGTACCCACACAGGGCATTGCTGGTAAATTCACCAGTAAGACCAATGAAGAACCCCGCCGGATGATAATGATTTACATGAGCTTTATAAATATTCAGCAGTTGCGGCGACGTCTCGCACGGTCAACCCCTGGACCTGAGGTTTTTAGGTTCACTGACCAAACGGGTGATGCGTTGTCTGTCGCGGCGAATGGCAGAGGTGAGATACTGTTTGGTGTAAACCATCAGTTCTGTGTGATACCCGCTACAGAGCTCATCCCTCTGTTTACCCAGCGGTGCGTGCTACAGGGCTCAGCCCCGAGCAGTTAGCCGCCGTGGCACGGGCAGAAGGTCTCGTGGTGACACGACCTCAGACCCGCTCGCCACTCGCTACGTTCAAATCCAAAACTAAAACCCAAGGAAGGTAAAGCACTACCATGCAAAACTCTAACCTACCCACGCCAATCCCCGCCATGCGTGCCACCCCCGGCGGGGAGTGGGACCTAGCAGCCTACCAGACTGCAGCCCTGGCTACCGCGCTACCCACCGCACACTCTACAGAGTACCTACTCCCAGGACTCCTCTCTGAGCTTGGTGAGTTGGCAGGGGTGCTGGCTAAGGAGTACCGCGACAGCACACCTATCAATTACGAGGACCGACTCTCGGAGATGGGTGATATCGCGTGGGTGGTCGCTGTCTGGTTGCACGACCTTGGCACCACCACGACCAACATTGACAACCTCGGCGTCAGCAACGAGACCATAAGTAAAAACCCGCTCACGCATCCTATCGATGTGGTTGGTCTTATGCTCTCGATTACGGAGCCTCTCGTTTCCTCCTGCGCCAATCTCCGTGCAAACCCCTCACCCACCCCGGCGGGAGACGTCGTCGCTAAGAACGTTCTTCTCACTATATGGCGGCTGCTGGAGTTCTATGCACCAACTATAGCCCCCAACATGGAGGACCCGTTCAAGGCAGCGCTGGACTCGAACGTCGCTAAGCTGCAGTCACGACAGGCACGTGGCAAGTTAGGAGGCTCCGGTGACCACCGCTAACAACCACTTCCCACGTCCACCCTACGACGGCAACAGCCACGACTCCGACCTCTCACAGGAGGTGGAGGATTACCTCGCTGAGTGGCAGTACAACCACATCGATAGCGAGCTGGAGGAGCCAGAGCAAACACCACCTGCCACTACACAGGCATCCGCCCCAACCCACCCGGCAGGGTGGACACTGCCAATCTTTATCATCGCGGCGGCGGCGTGCATCCTATCCGCCATATGGTTGACGTCCTGGTTCGTACCGATCAAGCTCCTCCTCACCGCCCCGATACTTGTGTTTGTTGGTGCTGGGGTCAACTCTGTCGTTCAGGAAAGGAAACACTACCGTGGCTAACACTACCTTGTACATCCTACCTGAGCGGTTCGCTGATCAGCTACTCCCGCCGCTGGCAGCGCTGCTGTACCCACAGACTCACTTGGCACCTATGCCATCAGGCAAGTACTCGCGCACGACGTACCCTGCCTTGATCGATCTACTATCGACGGCGGAGCCTACATCCCCGGCGGGGGTGCCAGGTGCCAGTGGGTTCAAGTCCAGCGCACCTGTCTCGCTTGAGGTGCTGGATATCCGTGAGGAGTTTGGTGTCTCCTCCCCTGCCTCCTGGCGTGAGTGGATTGACCACCTGCTACGGACGCCGGACTTTTGGTCTGACGAGAACCAGGTACGAGAACTGATACATTACCTCAACCGTCTTCACTCGACAATTAGTAACCTGTTCTACCCACCTGTCCCTGTCTCCCACCCGACACTTCCATGTCCGGTCTGTGGTGAGAAGCAGCTCGCTACCACACCGGAGCCGGAGTATACTGTGTGGTGTGAATCATGTCAATCTGATTGGCAAGGCGACTCGGCGCTACGGTTGCTCATTGCACAGATCCGTGGGGAGGCATAACACCCGGCGGGTTTGCTTTGCCAAGTTTTTCTTTGTATAATTGAATTGCACGCGTAAAGTGTAGCTGCTGACGAGGCAGAGTCCCCAGGTTTTCTTACCTTCCCTGGGGGCTTTTCCTTTGCCCTCAACACCTCAAGGAGAACCAATGGCATCACCTGGCAATGGTACACGGAAGTACCTCCGTATGCGTAAGGAGTTCTTCAACCAGTGTGCAGAGCAGGACGCACCGTGTTGGTGGTGTGGTCAGCCTATCGATTATACTATCCCCCACTCTGACCCTGTCACTGGTCACGTGAACAGTGATGCGTTTGAGCTTGACCATGCGTTCCCTCGCTCGACTCATCCTGAGTTGGCTGAGGACCCAGCGAACTTCCGTCCGGCACACCGGGCGTGCAACAACCGCCGTAGCGACGGCAAGGGTGACTTACCACTCGGTACCATCAGCTCGCGGTTCATACAGTAGCTCTATCGTTTACGAAAGGAATCCGTCATGCGACGTTCACTCTCTGCTCTCGTTCTCGCTCTATCGTTAGCGACTACGACCGCTGCATCGGCTGCATCGGCTGCATCGGCTGCGACCCCGGCTGGACCTCGACCTCACTTGTCTCAGCAACAGACTTGTATCCGTGGGACTCAGCCGTGGGTGAATGGTTGGCTTCGTATGAAGTGGTGTAACACGACCTTTGCTCACTTGATGTGGTGCAAGGCGGGCGGAAGCACCCCGTATGATTGCTAACACCCGGCGGGTAACCCACGTCGCTCACTTATTTTAAAAAAGACCTCTCCACCTCGGCACTTCCCTCAGTGTCGGGGTGGTTGCGTGTTGAGTGGGTAACCTAGGTAACCGGGTAGCCGGGTGCGGGTGGTACCCGGTGGGTAAAACCGGAGTACCGAGGTGATGCGGTGCGGGGTAGGGGACCTATAATCGCTAGGTATCTGGTGGTGCGTTGGCATCCCGGGGCGCACCCCGCCGCCCCCTCCGACGCAACCACGCACCTTTGACTTGCTACGCAAACCGACTTAAAAATTCAGAAATGAGCCGAAATGACTGCAAACGATGACAAACCCGCCATAATTTGGGGTCCAATGGAGACCGCCGTCCGTGCCTCGCTGGAATCTGCGACGTGGCTCACCCCTGCCGATGAGTTTTCTAAACAGATTGTCTTGTCTCAGGCACAAGCCCTCGATAATCTGGAGGAAGACTTCGTTGATGGGCGTATAACCCGCGCTGAGCTAGAGAAATCGCGTTACATGACTAACGCGCACCTCATCCAGATGTTGAAGCAGCTCGGTCTCACTCCTGAATCCCGGCGGGGAGTGCCTGAGGAGAAGCCTGCAGAGAAGGAGAGCGAGTCAGCACGACGAATTCGTGAGCGCCGTGAGCGCCGCCGCCGCGCAGTAGCCGACAGGAAGTAGCAGCATGTACACGGAATCTGGCGAATTACGGGGTGATACTGAGCCCCGCATCTTTACCCGACCTCTCCGTGAATTGACTCCTGAGACATCTCTGGGTTTTGAGGCGATTGCTACAGCGACTGAGGACCTTGGGCGTAACTTACACCCCTGGCAGGAGTGGGTCTTAATCCACTCGCTGGAGTTGGCACCTGGCTCGTACACATCTGACCCTGCACCTGTCCTTCGTTTCGAGACAGTTCTCGTACTCGTTGCCCGACAGAACGGTAAATCGTTCCTCGCATCGACCCGCATGTTGTGGCGTATGCTGATGTGGGAGCCACCAGAGGGTGAACCGCCACTGGTTCTTGGGACCGCTCACAAGTTGGCAGCAGCGGAGGAGATTCAGGAGCAAGCGTACAAGGCTATAGCCCGCTCCCCTGCAGCGGATCAGGTTGCCCGCATGACGGGTACTAACGGCTCAAAGACTCTGGAGCTTATCAATGGTGCACGGTATCGGTGCGATGCCGCCTCGGATGATGGTGGTCGCTCGTTCTCTGTGACTGACCTGTTCTTTGATGAGTTGCGTCAGCAGAAGGAGTGGTCGCCGTGGATGGCGCTCACTAACACGACCAACGCCAAGTTCAGCTCGCAGGTGTTTGCAGTCTCGAACGCCGGCGAGTCCAAATCTGTCGTCCTCAACAGTTTACAGGATAACGAGCGTAAGGCGATTCAGGAGTACGATGCCTTCATATCCGGCGGTGGCACGCCAGAGGAATGGGCAAAGACCCACGAGATAACCTTTGGCTTGTTTGAGTACTCCGCCCCTGAGGGCGCACCCATCCACGATAGGGATGGCTGGGCAGCAGCGAACCCCTCGTTAGGGTACCCGTTTGGTCCTACAGAGCGTAAACTCGCAGCAACGGTCGCTCTCGTTGGCGACCAGGGCAAGGAGGGTGTACCAGAGTACAAGTTCCGTGCGGAGGTTTTGTGCCAGCGAGTAGCTATGGCGGCGGATGGACCCTTCAAACAGGAGGATCTGGACGCGTGTCTATCCCCCGGCGGGGAGATCGACCTCAGTTCTCCGCTCGTTGTGGGTGTCGATACCTCGGCAGATGGAAAAATGAGCTACATCGCGGTCGCTGGCTACCGTGAGAATGGTATTCCTCAGGTAGAGATCCTCACGAAGCGACCGTTTATGGACTGGATTCCTGATTTCCTAGAGAATCAACTGAATTTTACCCCTCGAGATATCGTTCTCCAGGGTAAAGGTGCACCGATCTCTAGTTATCGGGAGCCACTCCTCCGGCAGGGGATCGTGTTCACCCCGTGCGAGGCGTCAAACCTCCCTGCGGCGTGTGCACAGTTCGCAGAACGAGTTGAGCAGCACAAGGTCTCGTGGAGAGATCAGCCGATTCTCCGTAAACCGCTGGAAGAAGCGGTCAAGAAGTACTATGGGGACGTCTGGTCATGGAACAGGGAGCGCTCGCCGGTGGATATCGCGCCTCTCTGTGCTGCAACTTTCGCTCTGTGGGGACTTTTGCGCCTACAAGACAATGAAGAAGACAAGAAATCGGTGTATTCCGATCCAGAATACGACGAATGGTGGAGGTGAACCTAGTTTATGGCTACAGCTGGTGAAATTATCACTCGTGCACTCTCTGGGGGGCTATCCCGCGCTGTAACGACCTTCATGGGGCGGGAAGTCGTGGTTACATCCCCCGGCTGGGGACCTGCCCCGGAGCCGTTGAACCTCACCCCTGAGCAGATGTGGCGTACACAGCCGCATCTACGCACTGTGGTGGATTTCCTAGCAAGAAACGTAGCTCAACTAGGTCTTCACTCCTTCGTGCTGAGCGGGGATGACAGGAAACGTGACCGTGAGTCTGTGGTGGCAGAGGTTATCCGTCAACCGAACTCCCACATGACGACCTTCGACCTGATGTATGACCTTATTGGCAACCTTGCCCTGCACAACCGGGCGTACTGGTTTGTGTATGAGTCGACATCGACTCCATCGGGTTGGGCTATCCAGCCCTTCCCCGCCTCGTGGGTGAAGGTGGATTACTCCACGTATTGGGAGCCTAAGCAGTACGTTGTCTCCCCTCCGGACTCGCCAGATAAGGCGGTCAAGTTCTCGCCGGAGAATGTGCTTGCTTTCGAGGGTTGGAACCCCCTGGCAGGGAAGTCGTCCTCGGTCGTTGAGACGCTTCGACTCATTCTTGATGAGCAGTACCAAGCTCGTCGTCACCGCTCGCAGGTGTGGCGGCGTGCTGGCAGGGTGGGTAACTACATATCGCGCCCGTCGGATGCACCGGCGTGGGCGAATGCGGATCGTAAGCGGTTCTTGAAGATGTTTGAGGAGTTTACGGCAGAGAATTCCCGCACCGGCGGGACACCGATCCTCGAAGAGGGGATGCGGCTGGAGTCGTCGCAGTTCAACTCGGCAGATGAGCAGTGGGCGGAGTCCGTCAAGCTCTCTATCATCACTGTGGCTCAGGTGTTCCAGGTGAACCCGGTCATGGTCGGCGTACTGGACAACGCCAACTACAGCAACGCTAAGGAATTTAGCAAATCCCTTTACACCAACACGCTTGGACCTACTCTTCGCATGATTGAGCAGCGTCTCAATGTGTTCTTGCTGCCGATGCTCGGGGTTGACCCTGGCTCACACATGGTTGAGTTTAATATTGAGGAGAAGCTCCGTGGTTCCTTTGAGGAGCAAGCGGCTGTAGCGAGTGCGGCGGTCGGTGCACCGTACATGACGCGGAACGAGATTCGCCGCGCCAACAACCTACCTGCCATACCCGGCGGGGATGAGCTGGTTGTCCCCCTCAACCTCTCTGAGGGTCCACAGGAGTCTACTGAAGAAACTGACTCCGAGACGGCGACCGATCCTGACGTGACAGATGAGATCGAGCCCCCGGAGGCAGTGAAGGCGGTTTTGACTCGGCATTCCGCCCGCGCCCGGCGTGTCATTGCGTCGAAAGGCAGTAGCCCGGCGCTCACATCCCGACTCACCAGGGAGCTTGGTACGGATTTGGCGGATTTCCCTGAGTGGCAGTCTAGGGCTAAGGAATTACACGAGAAATGGGTAAACCATGGAGATTAAACGTAAAGCGGTTACTGTTGAGGTGGCTCCTGCGGAGGACAGTGAGGCGGCTGGTGAGTTCACGGGGTACGCATCTGTCTTCAACAATGTGGACCTCCACGGCGATATCGTCAAGCCGGGCGCATTCGCGGAATCACTGAATTCGTATGGACCCGGCGGGTCCGGTGTTCCTTGTTACTGGAACCACATGCTTGAGGACCCCCAGCTTTGTATTGGATGGACTAAAGAGGCGTACGAGGATGAGCACGGTCTATTCGTGCGGGTGCAGCTTGACCTGGAGAACCCGATGGGCACTCAGGTGTACTCGCTGCTGAAGCGTGGTCTCGTGCGACAGATGTCCTTCACGTATCTGGTGGAGGCAGAGGAGCCGTACGCAGATGAGGAGATGGAGCGTTACATCACTCTCCTCACTAAATTGAAGCTTTTCGAGGTATCGGTGGTGCCTGTTGGCGCGAATCAATCGACCGAGATCTTGGACGTGAAGGCGGATACCCCCCGGCGGGGAACCGCACCCCTCGACGTTACAGAGGAAGACCCTTCAGAGGACCAAGGCAGTAGTGAAGAGGACCCTGAGGTGCACACGGTGGAGGAGGGCGAAAGCCCCAACACCAAGGATGCGCCGATGGACAATTCGCGTGTTCTGGCAATGGCAGCTGAAGCGGAACTGAACATTATTCGACTATCCATTATGAAGGGTAACTTACTATGACATTGGCTGAAAAGCGTGATGAGCTGCTCGCAAAGAGCACCGCTTTCGCAAAGAAGCTCGCTAACGGCGAGGAACTGACTGAGGAAGAGCAGCAGGAGTTCGATGGACTGAAGGCGGCTACCGATGATGTGATTTCTCGTATGAAATCCGCTGAGGAGGCATCCGCTATGGTGAAATCTCTGGGTACTCCCGCGCTCCCCGCGAAGGAAGATACCTTCGCCGGCGATCAGGCTCCTCAGGCTAAGTCCATTGGCGATTACTTCGTCCAGGGTGCTAAATCCTCTGGTGTGCTGGCACGTTTGAAGTCCGGCAACCGCGTGAACCCCTTCGATATGCCGGAGTTCACTGGCTCGAAGGCTGCTGGTGATGTCATTAAGCTGGATAACCTCCAGTCGACTGCATCCCACCTGGTGACTCCGGATATTGACCGTAACATTGTCACTGCTTACGCGCAGCGCCCTACCATCGCAAGCTGGCTCGGTAGTGGTACCATCACCTCTAACGCGATCGTTTACTTCGTTGAGAAGGTGTGGGACGACTCGACCAATGGTACCTTCGGTATGATCGCTGAGGGTGCCGACAAGCCCGGCATGACTCCTCCGGACTACACCGAGGTGACTGAGGTTCTGAAGAAGCTCGCCGGCTGGATCAAGCTCTCTATGGAGATGGCTGAGGATGCAGCCTTCCTCGTCTCCGAGATCAATAACCGCCTTCTGTTCCAGCTGCTTGTTGCTGAGGAGGCTCAGCTCCTGAACGGTGACGGCACCGGTCAGAAGCTGAAGGGTCTCTTGAACCGTGAGGGTGTCCAGAAGAAGACCGCTGCTAATGCTGCTGGTAACCTGGATGCTGTCTACGAGTCCATGAACGCCGTCTTCACCAAGACCGGTCTCCGTGCCGATGGTATCGTCATCAACCCGGCGGATTACGAGAAGTTCCGCCTACAGAAGGATGGCAACGGTCAGTACCTAGCTGGTGGTCCCTTCCAGGGTCAGTACGGCGTGGGGGGTATCCTGCAGGATCCGCCGCTGTGGGGCTTGAACACCATCCAGACTACCGCAATCCCGGCGGGTAAGGTGCTCATCGGTGCTGGTCAGGCAGCTGCTACCGTGTACCGTAAGGGTGGCATCCGTGTCGAGACCAGCAACGCTGACCGTGATGACTTCACCAAGAACCAGTTCACCATCTTGGCGGAGGAACGCCTCGCACTTGCTGTGCGTCGTCCCGATGCATTCGTTGAACTGACCCTCGGTTCCTAGGAGTAACCACCATGAAGGTATACAAAGTTAACGTCAACGGTTTGGACTACCACGTTCAGCTGACTGAGGCTACCGCGAAGGAGATCGGGGCTGTTCTGGTTGATAGCCAGAAGAAGCCCGCTGCTCATGCAGAGAAGCCCACTGAGCGCAAGAAGCCCGGTCCTAAACCGAAGGCACAGACTGAGCAGAAGGAAGAGAAGAAGGGTTAACCAATGAATTACCCACCTATCCCCGCCTCGACCTCGCAGGAAGAAGCGATCACCTCGATGATTCGCGCGTACTGTGGTTGGCATGTAACCCCTGAGGTGAATGAGATTCGGTCGTTCGACTACTCCGGCGGGGGTCGGCTCTTCATCCCGACACTTCGTCTTGCTGAGGTGCATCGGGTAGCGACCCACGGGAGGGATCTGTACGATTGGACCTTCTCGGAGGATGGGTGGGTTACCTTCTCTCCTTCGTATCAACCCCCCGCAGGTGATAAGGCAGTGACTGTCGAGTTTAAGCACGGGTTTCCGCAAGCACCTGAGCTCGCTCTGGTGCTTGAGCGTGTCAAGGCTCGACTCGCTGCTCTCCCCGCCGCACCACTCTCGTACCAGAGAGCTGGAACGCAAGGCGTTGGGTACCTGTCGAGGAATGGGGATGTACTTGGGTTCTCCCTCTCCGATAGCGAGAAGGAGGCTCTTGCGCCATATCGTTTGAAGACCGAGGCAATATGATAAGTTTGATTCAACCCGGCGGGCGTACGCCCCCGGTAGTGCAGTACCTCCGAGCATCAACGAATGGTGCCACGGATCGGTATGGGTCCCCGGTACGTACCTGGGACCCGCCGGTCACTGTGGAAGGGTTCATCCTCGATGTACCGACATCTGGGGAGAACGGTCAGGGCATCGCCGTCTCTCCTGATGTCGTTGCTACACTCTACCTCCCCTCCAGCTACACTGTTGCGACAGAGGACAAGTTCCTTATCACACACCCCCGGCTGGGAGTCGCTGTAGAGTGTGTCCCCCAGGGAGTTGGTTGGAACGTTGCTAACGTCTTTACCGGTGCCACATTCATGACTGAAGTAAAGTTGAAGGTGCGTCGTGGCTAATTCTCGTATCAAGGTCAAGCTCAATAAGGAGGCGTTCCGCCGTTTGCGTGAGTCACCTCCGGTTCGCGCTGATCTGGAGCGCCGCGCTAAAGCGATAGCGCAAGCCGCCTCCCGCAACGGTCAGGTCACGGGCTACAAGGTGACAGATCTCGTGCTGGAGCGACCCCGTGGTGCTGTCTCGGTGATGGCTACCGGCTGGGCAGCCCGTGATAACCGTAAGCGCAACTCGCTCCTCAAGAACATACGGAAAGGAGAGGAATGAGTTTTAGTGACCCCGTTGTAACGACTCGCTCGCATCTCGCACCCCGACTCCGTACCCGCATCTTCTTGCAGGAACCCGATAGCGACTCATACGATTACCGACAGCCGTGCCTAATCATTAACGACCTCGGGTCTCGGGTGCTGTACATGGGCGCGTTCCTTGACTCGTTCCTTCAGTTTGAGGTTCGAGCAGCGACCCGCGAGGATGCAGAGACCCTATCCCGGCAGGTGTGGGAGGCGCTGCACGACTGGATCGGTGAGGACTCGACTGTCGTTCCACAGAGTATTAACGATTTTCCACAATGGAATCCAGAGGCGGACCGGAAGATACCAGCCTACACCTTTAGCGCTCGTTTCTGGTTGCGCCCGTCAACCCAAGAAAGTAACTAGGAGATAACATGGCAGAACCTCTTTCGGGCGTTACCGCTATTCTTACAGGTAAGCCACTCAAGGCGACCGGCGGGGTAACCCGCGCTCCACTTGGCACCACGCTTCCCACTGACGCAACCACCCGTCTCCATGCGGCATTCGTTGCTCAGGGATTCATTTCGGAAGACGGCGTTACCCGTACCACCGACGCCTCCGATGACAAGATCAAGGCATGGGGCGGTCAGGTAGTGAAGGTCGTTCGCTCAGACTTCTCTGTGAGCTACAAGTTCAGCTACCTGGAGTCGGCATCGGCTACCACCTTGAAGTCCATCGTTGGTGAGGAGAACGTCACCATCACCCCTCCGGAGGCTGGTAAGCACGATGGCAAGGTTGCGGTGAAGATCAACGCTAAGCCCGCACCCCGTGCATCTTACACCCTGGAGATGCTTGACGAGAACACCTTTATCCGTGAGGTTATCCCGATCGGTCAGATCTCTGTCTCTGGTGATGTCAAGTTCACCCACTCTAGCGTGATCCAGTATGAAGTGACTATCGAGGCTCTGCCTGATAACACTGATAACAACGCTTACGAGTACCTGGACACTGTACCAGCTGATAAGCTGGCAGATGTCAAGAAAGCTCTCGGGGTTAGCTAACTCCGAGTCCTCGACCCCGGCGGGTTCTCGGCTCGCCCGCCGGGGCTTTCCTAACAACTGAGCCGAAACTACAACAGAAGGAGCCGAACTATGGCACAGAAAGCCAAAACCAAGAAGACTTTTACCCGCGTCAAGCCGAAGCAGTACACTATGGTACGCTTCACTTCCTCGCTGTATGATGCGGAATTCCTCCTCCCCAAGCCCGGTCACATGAGCCAGAAGGTAGCATCTGCTATCGATAGCGGTCGCTTCGATGTGTTCTATGAGTGGCTGCGAGGTGCGGGTGTCACTGATGAAGAGATTGACGCGATCGCTGATATGGACGCTGAGGAGACTCGCGAGTTCATGCAGGAGTGGGGACAGGGAGAGATCGCTTCGGTCCCAAAATCCTAGCGACGCTAGACCTGTACCGTCGACATCCTGAAGCCGTGATAGCGGAGTTGCTCCCGGCGGGGATACGCTGGTCAGACATTGGAGAGACGTTCCTCTGGGAGGAAGCGATCGCTGTTCTGACTTGCGCCCCGCCGTGGGGTCCACTGAGCCAAGCCCTCAACCCGAAGGATTGGGTCTGGGGTATACCAGGATTCGACCAGGTCGTGCTGATCTCTGAGCTTCTCGCTACAGGTAACGTCCAGCGAGGGAACCAGTCTGGTGCTCGCCGGTCTGATTTCCCCGAGAGGACGCGCCGCCCGTATGATGAGCGAGAGGTTGTTGACCAGAAGACCGTGGGTAAGCCGGTTGATGTTGTCGACGCGGCGGCTGTCATGTTCGATTACACAGGTCTGGACTTTAGTACTGTATTGTTAGAACAAGAATAGGAGAGGGTGTATGGCGGCAACAATTGAGCTCGCTACCGCGTATATCACGTTGGCGGCAGAGACCCGAGGGCTGTCCCGACAGATCGGGGCTGAGCTCAAGGCATCTGAGCGATTCGCGGACTCGACCGGTCGCAACATCGGTGAGAACCTCCGGCGGGGAATCGCGTCGAAGAAGCCGGATGCCGACATCACCGCCCTCTCCCAGAAGGTCGAGGCGGATCAGAAGCGACTGGTCGCCGCGACTAACAAAGCCGCCACTGACCGCGCCGCCGCTGCTCGCAAGGTCGAGATCGCGGAGGCGCGGCTGTGGGAGGTCAAGAACAAGGGCAACGCGACAGAGTCCCAAATACTAGCCGCCCAAGATCGTTTATCCTCTGCCCGTGCGCGATACATCGAGGTATCCCGGCGGGGAGTGCAACAAATCACCGCTCACAATGAGGCTCTAAAGAGCTCACAGGCGGTACTCCAATCCGCGACGCAACAGTCGGCATCCGCCCTGTTCGCACCTGCCAATAACGCTGTCGCGGCTGTTCGACGCATGACCACAGAGACAGGGAACGCCGGTGGTGCGTTCTCTCGGTTCGGGAATCTCGCTCGTAGCTCCTACGACGTTGTGGCGTCTGGCGCGACTAGGACCGCCTCCGTTACCCGTAACGCCTTCAGTGGCGTGGGGTCAGTGGCATCTGATGTTTTCCGTGGTCGCTTCTCTGACGCATTCAATACTGTAGCGACCGGCGCGCGCAACACCTCCTCCTCCATCGCTGGCTCGTTCCGCAGTAGCGCCTCTAACATCGGTCACTCGCTAACGAGTGCGTTCCGTGGCACGAGCGCGACCGCAGAGGCTGAGGGGCATAGCGCCTCCAGCCGCTTCTCCGGCGGGTTCCGTGGGATTCGTGAGCGCATCTCTGGTCACTTCCGTGGTGCCTTCTCTGGAGCCACCAGCAGCGCTGAGGAGGGTGGTCACCGGGCGGGTGGTGCGTTCGGTAACGCGTTCAAGTCCGCACTCGCTGGCATCCTGGCGTATGTCGGTATTCAGCAGATTACCAACCTGACCTCCAGCTTCGTTAAAGAGGCGGGGGACCTGGAGCAATCCCTCGGTGCTGTGGATGCTGTCTTTAAAGATTCTGCATCTCAAATCCATACCTGGGCGCAAGCCGCATCCACATCGGTCGGTATCTCTCGTAACGAGTACAACCAGTTCGCCTCCGTCCTCGGCTCGATGTTGAAGAACGCTGGCACACCAATGGATCAGCTCGGTGACAAGACCAACAAGCTGATCACGCTCGGTGCTGACCTTGCATCGATGTATGGTGGCACGACGGCGGATGCGATTGAGGCGATCAGCGCCGCGCTTCGTGGTGAGATGGACCCCATCGAGCGCTACGGTATCTCCTTGAACGACGCGATGTTGACCCAAGAGGGTCTGCGTCTTGGCATACAGAAGACCGGCGGGTCGTTCGATACCCAACAGAAGCAGCTCATCGTCCAGTCGCTACTCTTTAAACAGAGTGCCGACGCACAGGGTAACTTTTATCGGGAGACGGATACCTACCAGCACAAGACACAGGTTCTTGCCGCACAGTGGAAGGACCTCTCTGCCCAGATCGGTGAGCGGTTCCTCCCGTCGGCAGGTGCTGTCGCCGAGTGGCTATCTACTCAGGGTCTTCCTCTGTTCAAGCAGTTCGCTGATGCTATCGCTGGTGTATCGAAGTTCCTCGGTGAGACTATCCAGTACTGGGGACCTTTCGCTCTCGGTATGGCTGCTGTCTTGGTCCCGGCGGGGTTGCTATTCGCAGCTTTATGGGCTGGTACCACTGCCGTCTCTGCTCTCGCCGCCGCCTTCACGGCGCTCGGTGTCGCAGAGAACTTCGCTCTATGGCCTGTCTTTGCAATCGTGGCTGGCATCGCGGTTCTCGTTGGCGGTCTCGTTGCTGCATACACCAACATCGGTTGGTTTAAGGACTTCGTTGATACATCCTTCCGTAACCTCCAGGTTGTGGCAGGAATCGTGTGGCAAGCCATCCTCGATGCTGTGAATGCTTTCGTTGGATGGTGGCAGACCTACGCTCAACCCGTTATCGACCAGGGAATCCAGGCGATACAGACCGCTATGATGTGGCTCTGGCAGAACGTCATGATCCCCGCCTGGCAGGGAATACAGACAGCGATTCAGTGGGCTTGGGAGAACGTAATCCAGCCGATATTCACTGCCATCAATGATGTTATCACGCATCTGCTTGGTCCTGTGTTCCAGTGGCTCTGGGAGACAATCATTGTCCCCGCCTGGCAGGGAATCGTGAACGTCGTTACCTGGGCATGGACTACCATCCTCCAGCCGATGTTCCAGGGCATATGGGCATTCATCACTGATATCCTTGGACCAGTCTTTACTTGGTTGTGGAACGAGATAATCGTCCCGGCATGGAACGGCATCTCGACCGTGATCGGGTTCGCTTGGAACAACATCATCAAGCCCATCATGGATGCTATCGTTTGGGTTCTCCAGAACATCGTTGGTCCGGTCTTTACCTGGCTCTGGAATGAGATTGTTGCCCCCGCCTTCAACGGGATACGTATCGTGATCGAGATCGCCTGGAACATCATCCGTGTGATCTTCGACGCTCTCTACCATCTCATCAAGGATGTCCTCGGTCCAATATTCACGTGGCTGTGGGATAACATTGTCAAGCCCACATTCAACTGGATTAGCGACCACATCGGAAAGACGATGGGTTGGGTTAAGGATAATATCCTTGATCCGCTGGGTCACTGGCTCCAGAATGATTTCGCTAACGCCTGGAGCAAGACCGTCGAGATAATCGGTCAAGCCTGGGACACCCTCAAGAAGGTTGTTGGTACGCCTGTCAAGTGGGTTGTTGATACTGTTATCAACGGCGCACTGATCGATGGTTACAACGGGTTGAACGATGTGTGGTCTGGGGCAGATATCCCTCGCATTGACACGAGTGGTATTCCATCGTTCGATGTTGGTGGTTATACCGGACCCGGCGGGAAGTACCAACCCGCTGGTATCGTCCACGCGGATGAGTTCGTTATCCGTAAGGAATCGCGCTCCAAGTTCGAGCGAGAGAACCCCGGCGTACTGGATTACCTCAATAAGCATGGTCACCTACCGGGCTTCGCTACCGGCGGGCGTGTCCGTGGTTACGCAGATGGTGGTAAAGTCGTCAACCCGAACAACTACTTCGACGTGCTCGGTGTCGGTCTCGACCGCGCCGGTAAAGCCGTGGATGATGCGGTTGATTGGGGCTTTGACCGTGTCAAGGATGCCATCCTGATCCCTGTCGATGCTGCTGCGAACCTAGCGAAGGAGAAATTCGCCGGGAACGAGTTCGTTGTCGGGGCAGTCGGTCTTGCTCAGAAATCTGCGCACGATATTGCTGATTTCGCTAAGGAGAAGATCAAGTCCTTCGTACCGAAGTTCAATCCCGGCGCGGGTGTCGAGCAGTGGCGACCGACCGTGGAGCAAGCGCTGCATATCGCGGGTCTGCCTGTCACTCCTGATTACATCAATGCATGGCTCTCCCAGATTCAGTCCGAATCCGGTGGTGACCCCGGCGTGACACAGAATGGTTACGTCGACATCAACACAATCACTGGCGATTTGGCTCAGGGTCTGGTTCAGGTGATCGGCTCGACGTTCGCTGCATATCGTGACCCCTCGCTACCGAATGACCGCCGCCATCCACTCGCTAACCTAGTTGCAGGTATGCGTTACGCTACCGCCCGGTACGGGTTTGGCGGTCAGCTCGGGGTGATCGGTCACGGTCACGGCTACGCTGACGGCGGACGTGTCACCCCGGCGCTGTACGACCACGGTGGTATCATCCGGCAGGGTGTACAGCTGATTGACCACCGCCGCCGCGACCCGGATTACGTCCTTACCGAGAAGCAGTGGGAGCGGATGTACAAGATCGCTGATAATGTGGATAAATCTAAGCACGCTGGCATAACGATTGGCACCGTCCAGGGTTATACGGCGGAAGAGGTGGCGCGAGAGATCGAGCGCCGCCGTCGTCAAGAGGAGGCTCTAGCTTATGGCTAATCAGGCACCTGTCGTGAAACTGATTGACACTCTAGACCCGGATGAGCCTCTGTACTTGCTCTCTACCGGTCGAAGCGCCTTCACCCTCCTTGAGGGGGTGGAGGGCTTCGGCTTGCCAGAGTGGGAGTACAAGATGGTTGACCACCCCGGCGGGGTTGGCTCACTACTCCAGGGGCAGCGGGTCAAGGCGCGAGAGATCTATCTCCCTATCCATATCCAGGGCGACAACCAGGAGCAAGTGATGCGCCGCTGGGATCGACTCCAGCGAGTCACTAACCCCGGTCGGGGTGGGTGTACCCTAGAGATTACCCCAGAGAACCGTGATCCCCGCTCCATCAAGGTGCTGTACAAGGAGGGACTCGAGGGCAACTTCGGTGCGACTTACCGTAAGTACTGGTACACGATGGGTCTGCGTCTGTTGGCGCTGGACCCGTACTGGAGGGGTAGCACAAAGACGCAGGTATGGAGGACACAGACCAACTCGAAGCCCTTCATCTCTGGTGGTGACCAGGTACGCACTCACAAGTTCTTCCCTGTGATTCTGGACGCATCCGCCGTGGCATCCGGCAGGAGGGTGCAGGTCAAATCCGATGTTCCAGTCAACCCTATCTGGTCAGTGACTGGACCCGTGACAGACCTCAAGATTCAGGATGGGTTTGGGCATAAGCTCGGGTTCTCTGGTCACATCGCCCCTGGTGATACCCTCACGATCGATACCTCGACTTACGGGATAGCCTACGTCAGCGGTGGGGAGATCCAGGCGTCGGATGATTCTCTATACGCCCGGCTTGGTGCGGATTCGGAGATGTTCCAGCTCCCGCCGGGGGAGTCAGCTATCCGTGTCACTGGTGCTGGTATGACCTCACAGTCCCGTATTGAGTTGTCATACACGCCACTCTACTTGTCCGGATATGAAGGTGGCTAATGCTTACTACCCATCTACGTGACCCCAACAAGAACATCTCCCGACAGATCCGCTTCTCCAAACTGACTGCAGTCTTCCGTCTCAATACACCGACAACTTTCACCGGTACGCTTGATCCCACATCTGAGTTGTTCTTTGACAGGATAGCCCCCGGCTGGGGTATCATTGGACGGGATGACCAGGTCGCGTTCGGTGGTGATCTGACAAAGATCCACCGCAAGAATGACCGTGGTATACCAGAGTGGGAGCTAACTGGCGTGGGTGACCTGCAGGTCGTTGCCGATAGGTTGACGTACCCTAACCCACAGAAGAGCGAGAGTGAGCAGGATGTGTCGCACTACAAGTACACCGGGATCGCGTCTCGGGCAGTCCATGCACTGCTTGAGGCGAACCTCGGTGAGCACGCCCTACCACCCCGGCGGGCACTCGGGGCACAAATCCGCTCAATTGATGGCGGCTCCCAAGTCTCTGTAGAGACACGCCTCAAGAACTTACTCACTGAGTGCCAAACCATCTGTTCCACCGGTGGGGTTGTGCTGGAGGCGTATCCACAGCCTAAGGGTTACCTGATTGTGGTGCGACCTCCGACAATTCGTACCAAGTCCGTTGTGTTCACGCAGCAGGGCGGCGAGGTGCTTGGTTGGGAGCTAACGAATAACGCACCCACAGCAACCACAGTCGTTGTTGGTGGTCAGGGTGAGGGCGCATCCCGTACGCTAGAGACTCGTACCCGTCCGAATGATTGGGGTCGACGCATCGAGGTGTTTAAGGATCGCCGCGACACCGATGAGGCAGCTGACCTAGAGAAGGCAGCGAACGAGGAGCTGGATAAGGGGCAAGCAACCCAGACATTGAAGCTGGAATTCCGCGAGACGCCGCGCCTTCAGTTCGGTCGCGCCTTCCAGCTTGGTGACACAGTAACCGCTGTCCTTGCGACGGGTCTCCGTGCTGAGCTCCCTGTCACTCAAGCGAAGGTCGAGTGGGATGGTTACCAGAACCGTACTGTCTCGCTCACACTTGGACCTGAGGAAGAGAGCCTGCAGGATGCTCGACTTCGTAATCTGTATCGGGATATCTCCCACATCACAACAATTTAATAAGGAGTGAGACTATGGCGGACGCTCAAGTCAGCTTCCCTAAAGTGAACGCACCGCTCACCGCTGAGGAGTGGACATCGGTCACGCTTGGTATCGGCAACGGCACCCTCGATGAAGGGTCTGGAAATTACCGTATCACCTTCGACGACGCCCTGGACCAGTGCATCGTGTCACCCCCGGCGGGGAGTGGGTATGCCCACGCTATCGTTGCAGGGTTCTACCACCACCTGTACCAGCCGGTTCGGTTGGCGCTCCCGCCGGTGACGCAAGCCACTACCTACATTGTGGCGCTGACGTTTGACCCAACGAAGGCAGAGACCGCGCCGGTTGGGCTCACTGTCCATAAAGGACAAGTGGACAACACCGGCGGGAAGCGAAGCGTCGTCCTTGTTGAGGTTGACCGCAAGCCCTCACAGGTGCTATCCCAAGCGACCAAGCGTGGTTATGCACAGCGCATCGCCCCGATGATTGATATGCAGGAATCTGCTACACTTCCTCCAGCTAATCAGCAAATCTTTGGTAGCATGGCTTATGTAAATAAAGACCGTGCGTTATATCGTGTTTCCTTGAATGGCGCTAATACCGGACCGGCGTGGTCTCATGTGCTAGGGACGAAAACCATCAAACCTCTACCTATGGGAGGCTGGGACATATCTACACAGTCCCCGAACCAGTACGGAATCAATGTCACCCCGACGTCTGAGGGCTTCAAGGCTGAGTGCTCCTTCAACTATATCCGGTCTGCCTTCAGTTACAACGTAGGGGAGTCCTGGAGTGTACTAGGAACCTTCATCCCGCAGGAACTGCGGACTGTGCAGTACGCAGAGTCCATGTTTCCTGTGGTGTACTTGGTGGGTGGCAGTATTCGGCAGTTGGTTGCACGTGTGTCATTCTTCGATGGGACGCTGTCTCTCATAAACCCCTTCGGTGGAACTATAGAAATGACCCAAGGTGGGCAGCTGAATGTTCCATCCGTTACGTGGACTGCCAATAAACTCTATACAACTGATGCATAGGAGAAATAATGCCCGTCACTATAACTAGCACCAAGCGATGGGGTGACCTCACTGGTAACCTCCGAGCGATCGCCCTGTCGGCTCCGGTCGGTGCTCAGATCGAGGAGGTCTCGAAGCTCATTACCCGTGGTGAGTTCGACCCCATCAATCTCGCTGGCACACCCGGCGGGGTTGTGCGATACGCCCTCGTGCCGTACCTGTACGACTCGGAGGGCATCATCCGCCTGGACACCATCGTCTATGTGGTCGACGTCAAACCGAATGATAACCGTACCTACTCCCTGGATGACCTTGAGGTTCTTCGTGATGCACAGCGCGCCGTCGTCACGACCGGCGGGCTGTCGCTCTCGACGATGGTCGCTGGAGGGAAGACCGCTACCCCCGCTCCTCAACCTGCACCCGCGCCGCCTACCCCGCCGGTGGTTGCACCACCTGCTGTTACCCCCTCGCCGGTTCCTGAAATCGCGGCTGAGCCAGCAGAGGAAGAGATACCCGGTGCGGACCCGACCGGTGATCGGGACTCGACCAAAGCGATCCAGGACGCGATTGACGCCGCCGCCAAGAACAAGAACGGCGGGCGCGTCCATCTCCCGGCGGGTATCTACAAAGTGAGCTACCCCTTCCTTGAGCTGAAGCCGCACGTCACCGTATCGGGTGATGGTACTAGCACCTGGATCGTTGCCACGGCGGATAAGCCCATCGAGGAGAAGACAGGTGTCTTCCACACAGGTACATACAACCGGAAGAAGCTCGACCCGACGCTGTTCCGCTTCGGTGTGGAGAACCTCTTCATCACGTCTCGTGCAGCCGACGGGCAACACCACGACCCCATTCCCAACGTCTGTGGTATCGTTTACAACACTGAGCTTGGACCTAACCCTGCCGATCCTGACTCTGTACCGGTTCTCCGCGATATCGAGATCTGGGGTATGGATGAGGGCGTCGCGCTTCTGGGTCTTGATGACCAGGGCATGAAGGTCTCCAACCTCCGCATCCGTCGTACTCTGGGACCGGGCATTATCGTTGGTAAGCCCAAGAACCACCCCGAGGGTACCGCCGGGGCGGCGGATAACAAGTTCATCTGTGCCGATGTGTCCAGCGCGAACTTGGGTCGCCGTGGTAGTGCTGGTATCGAGATCTACACGAGCCAGACCAAATTCGTGGCATCGACCAGCTGGTACAACAAGAGGTACCGCCCCTGGCAGGATATCTATGGTCTAGCCACCCCCGAGCTCAACCAGGACGGTACTCTGAAGGGAGCCAAGGTCAACCCCGGCGGGGAAATGACCGCTGGAGCTACACGTAACCGACAGTGGCAGCATGATGGCGCGGGCTGGTACGTCCGTGCTACTAAGAACATCTTCTCCGCTTGTACTGCACAAGAGAATGGTGGTCACGGGTGGGTGATTGAGTTCTCTGACAACCAGCTGGTCGGTGTGCTCGGTGAGTCCTCCAGCTACCGTGAGTGTGTTCATGCAGCCGCCGCCGTCAACGAGGCAGCAGACTTCTACTTCTGTAACGATGCCCAGCGCACGACCGTCTCGAACCTCCGTGCAGAATCCGCCCGTGGGGCAGCGACCGGCGCACGATTCGGTGTCTATGTGGAGCCTTACGCTAACGAGATTGTTATCACCGGCGGGCTTGCCCAGAAGCAATCGGCAGGACCCATCTTCCTCGGTAAGGATTTCCGTGGACCGACCCGCATCGAGATCAATGGGGTGTTCTACGGCAACCCCGATTTCACGCCTGTCGTGTGGGGTGCGAACCGGGTCGCTATCAATAGCGAGACAGAGCGCACCAATCCCCGCCGGGTGTTGCCAGTGACGTACTTTTATGCTGACCACTGGCTACCTATTGCGGAGCAGAAGTGGCACCGCATCGGTCTCGCCGGCGATGTTGTCCCCTTCGTGGTGATTAACCCCAAGAATGGACCCTCGAAGTGGAACGATGACGATTACAAGAACTTCACCCGGCAGGTTCAGGTCAATCGTGACGAGTTCGGTCAGCGAGTGTACGGCTACATCCGTACCGGCGCATCGATTGACGCACCCCGACCGGAGGACGACATCATTAAGGAAGCAGACCTCTATGTCGCTCAGTATGGCGTGGATGGATTCTTCCTTGATGAGTACAAGAACGGCTGGGGCGCTCAGGCGGGCGCGAGCCGCTTCCACCTGAGCATCTATCGTCGACTCAAGTCGAAGTACCCGTTCCTGGAGATCGTGGGCAACCCTGGAGCCTCCATCGCACCCGAGATGAAGGGTACCGCCGATATCTTCATGACCTACGAGAACGACGCGGCGGGGTACCTCGCGGCGAAGGACCTCTCGCAGGAGCACTACAAGGGAATGTCGCGTCACTCGTTCTGGCACGTCATCCACGATGTGGAGAACTACACGCAAGCGCTACAGATTCTTGCTCGTGTTGACACCGTCAATGTGGCGAACATCTACCTCACCAACGATACCATCTACACCACCCCGGCGGGAGGCGGCGAGCGACAGCGGAACGCTAACCCGTACGACTCTCTCCCTGCCGAGTGGCTGTGGAACCTCCAGCTCGCTTGGGCGCGTGGTACTCTCGCTGAGTACACGGCTCAGGTCGAGATGGTACGCACTAACCATGCTGTAGCTAAGGCAGCTGGTGCCACGGCGGCGGCTACCACTCTCGCTGCAGAATTCAAGAAACTGACGGGCGATGATATTTCCTAACCTACCACCTGAGTTATGGGGGTTCCTGGGTGTACTGACAGGAGCCATCATACCTAGCGTATCCCGATGGGTACGCGATAAAGACCACGAGCGCCACGAGTCGAACCGAGAGCTAATCCGCCTCCTCAACGAGAGGGTGAACCTTCAGCAGGAGACCCTCGTTGATATGGAGAAGGAGATGCGTTTGGTGAGGGAGAATTCCTACCGGACGCTGGACCGCTCTCGACTCGCGGTGTCTCTGGCAGCAGCCCATATTGTACGGCTTAACAACCACATCGATATGCGGATGCCCCCTCCCCCGCCGGATATGCCGACGGAGCTGCGTGGTTATATCCATGAGTTCCTTTGGGAGACTGGCGGGGAGGCGCCCAAGAATGTAAACATCACGAAGAAAGGTGAATGATGTCCCGTACCGATATCGCTATCTCCTGGATGCAGGCTCGTCAGGGTCGCGTCTCTTACAGCATGTACCAGCGCTGGGGACCGGCGAGCTACGACTGCTCCTCTGCCATCTATTACGCCCTCATCGCGGGTGGGTTCTTCCCTCAGGGTACCGCGATCGGTTCTACCGAGTCGCTCTTCAATGACCTGGAGCGCTACGGCTGGACCCAGCTCCAACCTAACGCCGATGGCTCGTACTCCCCCCGCCGGGGAGATGTGTTCATCTGGGGTGTTCGTGGTGCATCCTATGGAGCCGCTGGTCACACTGGCATCTTCCTCGATGACAGTGAGAACATCATCCACTGCAACTACGGCAACGATGGCATCTCTGTCCAGCAGCACGACTCCTACTGGAACCTCGCTGGTAACCCTGTCGCTACCTTCTACCGTCCTCCGCAGGATACTGTTCCCGCACCGGCGGTACGTGCACAGAACCAGAACAACACCGGCTGGGTAGCAAAGCGCGGCGTGTTTACCGTGAACACTACCCTGCCCGTCTCCAACGATACCGACCCCAACTCCCCGTCGCAGGGTGAGTACCAGCCGGGTCAGTCCTTCGTGTACGACGGCTACGTCGCTGAGCACGGCTTTGTCTGGCTCACCTACACTTCCTACAGCGGGAAGCGCCGCTACGTCGCCATTGGACCTGACGACAACAACCCCAGCAATACCTGGGGTAGCGGATTCTTCAACTAACAGAAAGGAGCACGCAAGTGCATCTCACTAGTGAACAGTGGGCGAGCATCCGTAAGTTTGCCTACGCTCTGGTACCTCTGGTCGGTAACCTGCTGATCGCTCTAGGCTTGGTATCCACCGAGCTGTGGCAGATCATCTCTGGTATCGCCCTGCAGGTCATCACCTTCGCGGTCGCGTTCTTCAACGTAACCCCGACCAACCCTACCGCGCCTGAGGTAACCCCCGGCGAGAATGTGGTAGAGACCGACCAGATCTAGCTCTGGCATAAGCAATCCCCCGGCTGGAAGTGTGCACCAGCCGGGGGATAAACTTGTATATACTATGCTTCTACGTCAACCACCTCCCACGTCTCACGAAGATATCGCTCAATGCCTTCCTGGTCCTTCTCTCGGATGAAGTTGTTCACGTCAGAGAGGAGCTCACTGTTCATGACCTCACTCTTGGACGCAACGACCACATTGATGGGGTGCTGTACCCCGTCCGCTTTCGCTTTCTCGTGAGCCAGAACAAGTAGGGCGTCGAACCGGTCCTCCAGGGGTCCGTAGTACACATCCTCACTCGCTTCCTCACCCTTGATAGTGAACATCCGCGAGCCGATAGTGAACCCGAGGTCCTCCTGAGAGTGGGTACCGAAGCCGTAGAACGGGCGGGGGATGCTGAAGTTGCGGAAGCTGACACTCTCCAGATCCTTGTCGTAGAGCACAACCTGGCTGGTAGGACGATCCTTCTTACCCATGATGTTCCAGTGGTGAGCGAGCATCTTACGTAAGCTGTCACGGTTCTTTCTCTTCACCTCGTCCATGACCTTCGATACAAGACCAGCGTACACCTCGAACGCCTTGAAGTCAAGGTCGATCTCTCCCGGGATGTTGCGCTCCTCAGCGAGATCTGCAATGAGTGCGAGTATCGCAGGGAGGCGGTCCTCGTATGCTCCCCAGAATATCTCCCGGCGGGCTTCCTCATCCTTCGGGGTGTACTCCTTACCATTCAAGGTGAACCCGAGGTCGGCACGAATACGAGTGCCACCGTTAGAGAACGGGTGGGGTACATCCAGCGCTTGGAACTTCACCCGCTCCAGGTCCTCATCCCTCAGCACGAGTTGACCCCTGCCGCTATCGAGCTGAGCACCCCTGCCGGGTGCACCCTGGTCAGTGTACAAAGCAATGAAGCGTCGAAGGAATGACCGCAACTGACCCACAGTCACTGGTTGCGTGACTCCAATGAAGTACCACATAGCGGGCAGCGAGACGTCCTCAAGACCCATCTCGGGCGCGTTAATCGCGATGTTCTTGACCACGGCACCATCGTAGAAATCAGAGAGCTTCTGCTCGACCAGCGCCGCCGCTGCTAGAGTTTTCTGCTCAGCACCCAAGCGGTACACCAAACCCTGGAGGAACTCAGGGATCTCGTAGACCTTGCTACCCCCGCCGGGGAGCTTGATCGAGAACCCGGTGCACTCATCCGCTAAATGTATAGCGTTGGTGAAGCCCACTCCACTGATGAAGGTCACCTGGCGAAGATCCTCCTCGCGGAGCACCACCTCTACCTGCTCACATACACGGGTCGGGGTGGTGAAGCGGTTGATGAAGGACAACAGGCGACCCTTGAGTTGATCACAATCCAGCGGGCAAGGTGACGGCAGGTCAAGCGGCTTGAGAACATCGACAGTGCGACCGCTCTTCACGTAGGTCACGTACTCAATGACCCCATCACCATCTAGCTGAACCAGCTTCGTGAAGGCGACGACAGCCAGAACCACCGACAGGCACCCCTCGGGAAGATCATCTAGATCTGCCCGCCCTAGCGCGCTCCACCGATAATCAATAGCACCCATGACACCAGGATGGGTGAACCCAACCCCCGGCGGGTAATCAGTCGGATTCAACATGCCGTTGATGTACTGGACCTCTTCCAGGTCCTTCGCGGTAAGTATAATTTCCATGATTTCCTCCCGCTCCCCGCCGGGTGTGACACCCGGCGGGGAATAAAACTAGAGACTAGACAGCTCGAACTTCTTCAATCGTGAAGTACTCACGAATGGTATCCCATGCGGCTTCCTGACCGCCGTCCAGGATGTAGGTATTGGCAAGACCAGCGATGGCTCGGTACACCTCGGGTCCCCCTTCTCGGATGATGACTCGGCTCTTGATGCCACGGGACTTAGCCTCCTCCAGGGCGAGTGCAGCGAGGGCGTACCGGCGGTCCTCGAACCCGTCACTGAAGACAGAACTGCGAGCACATGAGGACCTCGGGGTGAAGCGCTTTATGACACCGTCCTTCAAGATCACAGTGAATCCAAGTGTTGCTGAACCGCGAACTTCGTAGTCAGTCCAGGGATCGATATCACACTCCTGGAACTTGATCCACCGGAGAAGGTCATCGTTGAGGTCAATGACCTTCGTAGCCCCCGGGTCCTCGTAATCCCAATCAGTCACAGTCAAGGTATCAAGGAAGCCCCCGAAGACGCGTTTCAAGTCTTTCACTCGGATATGGTAGCCCCCGTCGGGCGCTGACCCGAGAGGCGCGTACAGAACGTTCTCCAGAGCGGACGCGTGCTCAGTGGTCGGGGTTGGGGCATGAGCTGAAGTTATAACCTGGTCGGGGTCCAAATCGTCGAGCTTCTCGAGCAGGAGAGCAATCATCGCGAGCTGACGCTGCTCGTAGTCCAGGCGATAGACCGCGCGCTCAGCGTATGCCGGGACGTGGTACTCGACCTCTTCCCCGCTCTTCCTAGTGATCGTGAACCCACGGTTGCCCGATCCGTGCACGAAGACGCTGTCGTCATTGTAGCTGCGACCGTTGAGGAAGCGGACACGCTTGATATCCTCCGACGAGAGGACCAAGCCCACCTTGCCGGATTCATCCTCCATCTCCTTCACGATACGGGTGGTGTACTTCGCCAAGAATTCCTGTAGGACGAGACGTAACCTGCCGGAGGGGATGCTACCACCGCTCCAGCTGGAGTCTTTCCACCTAACGACGGTCTCGAGCAGCTCGTGGGAACGACCAGCGTCCTCCTGGACCCAGGTCACGTGCTCGATCTCAGTGCTACCCTCGATACCCTTCAACCGGCGGAGAGTGAGGGCTGCGAGAGCCAGCGTACGCTCCTCATGGTCGAGGTGGAACGCCTCATCGCCCTGACCTGGTGCCATCTGGTAGCTCACACCGAAGCCGTCCTTACCAGCGATGGTGAATCCCTGATTTCCAGTATGTAAGTCATTCCAGTTGCACCCGTTCAAAAACGTCACGCCCTGGTTCTCACCCTTAAGGACGTTCGTACGAATAATAATCTCGGTCATTTTCTTCCTTCTTTCCCCGCCGGGCTAAGCGTCACGGCGATACTGCTGATCAATTTCGGTCATACGGCACATCAGCCACATGAACTTCTGGTAAAACGTGTCCACTGTCGTGGGGAGGGGTTCATTCATTGCGATCTCCTCGCGTAAAGAGATGGAAGGCGATATACGCACCAGAAACTAGTAGTCCTAGCGTGGCTCCGTTCCCGGAACCGTGGGTCGTTAGAATACCAACGACGGACGTGAGAAAGATAACACCTGCCAGGAGGAGAACCCCCCGGCGGGGGGTGACCCTACTAAACAAAGCGGGTCACCCTTCCCTGCCAGCCATCGTTGCACATACAACCGATTCCCTGATAACCGAAGGCGCAATCGCAAGCCTCCCAATCGACGTCGATCTGGTTGTGCAGAACGATCATGTCAGTGATGCGAGCGCCTCGCTTCGACGCGAGCTTGACGATCGAATCGAGCTGGTTCTGGGGGTCGACCTCGATGGTCTCTTCGCCCATATCATCGAAGACGTAGCCCTCGCAGAGGAGCTTCGACTGATCGCCGGCGAATGGCTCTGCTGAGAAGGATCCCCAACCGATTTCCTGCGTTTTCATTTCTCTTACCTTCCTGTTTGAGGGGCTGTCCCTCGAACAATTTCAATTATACATCATATGGGGCGCGAAAGCAAATTCTGCCGGGTTAATTTTCAGAATTTTTCAAAAATTTCTTCGCGTCATCAGTCAACCGTATCAAATGTAGGCGGTTTCCCGCAACACTCTCAACAGACAACTCCACCCAGCCCAGGAAATCGAGGCGCTTGGCGAGTTCTATTGACTCTGACAACGCCTGATCTATCACGTTCTCCAGCCTGGAGGAGTGCGCCTTCCCATGGGACACTGCACGGTAAACGACCAGTGGGTGCACCCACGATTCGTACTCTGACAACTTCCGAATGAACGACATCTCAAACTTGTTCAGCTTCTTCATTATGCTGCAACCCCCTGGCTTTCTAGCACCCCACGGAACACGAGCACAAGCCCGTCAGGGGACTCTGTCTCAAGCAGGTACTCCCCTGCTTCCACACGCCGTATGGAGAGCATCTCATGTCGAACGGACAACTCCACTGATAACATGCTGGTCCCCAAGGCGATAACCTCCTTCGGGGCGTTCGCACGAATCCATTCCTTGCCCTCCTCAGGTACCCCGGCTGGGATGCGAAGTTTGTAGTGGTGTGGAGCCGCCATGCGGACGTACATGAACTTTATGGTTTCTGGTAGCATTATTTCCTCCATTGGTACCCGCCGGGGTGGCACACGAATCAACCCCGGCGGGAAGTGTATAATTCTAGTCGTGCTTGAGACCGATGATAACCATCGGCTCGCCGAACTTATCAGTTGTCAGCTCGTACTCATCAACGTGGTACCCATCGATATCGAAGCCTTCGATGGCAAAGAGCACCTCGACGCGCTGACGGATCTCGTTCACCGTTGGTGCTGCGGACAACGCCGCGATGCGGTACCCTTGGTGTACAAACCCTTCCTTGGGACCTTGGTAGTTTGCTACGCCTCCGTTGGCATAGACACCAAACACCAGGTTGAACTCACTGAGCTTCTTCATTTCTCCTACCTTCCTGCGAGAGGGGCTGTCCCTTTCACAACTTCAATTATAGCACACATGGGGCGCGAAAGCAAATTCTGTGGAAGAATTTTCAGAATATCTGATGCTTCTCCACCAGATTCGCTATCTCCCTAGGGGTATGCCGTCTCGCCCACTCATACACGCCGGGTCCCCAACCACCAGTGATGGTGACTTGGTACGGTGACACCCCGGCGGGGAGTGGATCCAGCGCCTTCATGTCGATAAGCTGCTCAATCCAGGCAGCGTTGATATCCTGCCAACCTATCGTGCACATTACTGCTCACCCGCCACAGGGGTCAGCACGACAACATAGGTCGCAGCTCCAGTGACGCGGTGGAGGAGCACATCGTACTTCTCCCCGAGCTTGCGGAACCCCCCATCGAACATCTCGAGGAAATCACGCGCCATCTGGTCGCCACGGTACCGCAAGGATCGAGACGTGAGTATCATCCCGTCGAGCTTCTTCAGATCTTCAGCCCTCCACGGGATCCCCCCGCCGGGGGTGACCAGGTCGATTCTCCATGCGTTAGCCTCTCGCCGGCGAATCTCCAGCACTACCTTCTCTAACTTCTTGCCCATTTTTCTCTTTCTCCTATCGAACGTATTCCAGCAACTTCACCGCGAGTTCTGACTTCCCGCGAACATCTTGGACCGAGCGGACTGCCCGGTTGTAACCCCGGCGGGTACCCCGCGCCGGGTAGTACCTGTCAAACCAGGTCGAACCACCGACCAGGGCGTCGAACAGTGTTATAGCACTAGGGCTACTCGCCACACGGGTGGACTCCTGGGCTATGATTTCCAGCTTCGCCTCCCACCGGGTCCTCGTAGCGGATGCCCCGCCTCGGGGTTCAGGGTATATCGCGGTAAGCATGCCATCTAGCTCACGGTTTGTCACCGTGACTCCCGCGAGTTGCCCGCTCACCTCTGACCAGCGGTCAAGGTAGGAGTACACGTGCTCATGGAACTGCTCAAGTGACCCATCAATCCTATCGCGCATCCTGCCGGTGTGTCGAAACGCGGCGCTGTGCGGCGTTTTAGGAAGGTCAATATTGACCATAGCCCTGCTGGCACAGATGGGCTCGATAAGGACTGAGGTCGGCAGAGAGCCATCGTGTGAGGTCATTAGCGTCACGGTGTCCTGGACCTCAAGACCCCCGACCGGGTGGACGTAAGGAAGAAAACCTTGAACGAACACAACAGACCCCTCCTCGTACGACCCGGCGGTCCAGGTGTCAACCCCGAACTCGTCGATCAGCTGATCCATGTACGGGAGCAGAACTTCATTCGGGGTCGGGTGGTACTTTGGTGATACCGACTCACCGACCACTCGTACCCCGGCGGGGGTCGTGGCAACAACCGCTCGTGTCGATGGGAGCTCAATGCTCTCACCGTCAACGACCGCGTAGGTCACTGTTAGTTTGGGGTTCCACCCTGCCAACCCTGCCATGCTGAGTACTTCAGCGCTGGAGGAGGACTGGCACAAGGTGGCGTTGAATTCGTCTCTGGGATTCCACATACTTACCTTCCTGCTTGAAGGGCTGTCCCGCAAGCGATTTCAATTGTAACACACATGGGGCGCGAAAGCAAATTCAAAACACAAAAATCTCGGTAAAACCCTCTCACTTAGGGTTTTACCGAGATTTTATTCTACAGAAGCTGTGCTAAATCATCAACAGGACCAGTTGGACGCCCAAACCTAGACCAATTGATGCGGAGCTTGACGTGCTGTGGTTGCAGCTCATCCGGGTCGACTCCCTTTTTAATCCAGAACGAGAGCTTACCTGGATGGAGACCACTGAGCTTTTGGTACTGCTCAATCTTCCGCTCGACGTTACGAAGACGATCAAGTGACCACTCCCCGCCGGGTGCTGTCTTCATCGCCGGCGGGACTGCATCCTGCAAGAAGTAATTCATTGATACAAAATCCAGCCCAGACTCCAGCACCTGCATAAGGATATCATAATCATCCGCGTATGTGACACGGTTGAACTTGATATCGTGCTCCTTAAGGATTCGTGCGTTACCACCCCATACCGCGTTCACACGGTAGTTCAGGTACCAACGGGTAGGTTGCCTGTGGTTAGCAAACCCACGGGTTAGAACACCAGAGATCGCGTAATGCGCCATCGCCTCCTCCACCTCAGAGAACATCCTCTCAAACAGCTCAGCCCGCTCACTCTCCTCGAAGTAATTGAACGCCACCAGCTTATCCGGTCCGCGGAAGCTGAAACGTAAATCATCATCCAGCATAAGGAATCGAGGGTCATCCTCGTTCTCCCAGTGGTGCTCAAAAATGAATTCCCTCGTAGCACTACTACCAACGATGGAGTGCGGCAAGTACGACACGCTATCCCCGATCGCCGCCTGAAGAGCAGCAAGCTCAGACTCGTGGCAGACTATCGTTACCCTATCACGGGCTTGCACAGGTATTTCATCAAGAGTTATCTGTCGATCGACCCGACCGTAGGTCAAGATATAAACCCGCATCATTCTTACTACCCCACCTCTTGGAAGGCGCGGCGGCAAGCGATCTGTGCCACGATCTGGCGGATGACTTCCTGCCGGGGGAGGTCCTTGGTACCACCTTTCGACTCAGCCCCCTTGAGGAACCCATTGAACAGATGACGGATATCCTCGTTCAGCCCCTCCTCGGTTTGCCCAACCCACAGTGCACGACCGGAGTCCGAGTAGGTGTACCAGAACAGACGTGCAGCCTGATCGGCGAACTGCTTTGCCTCCGTATCACCCATCGTCCAGCAACGGTAGAGCACCAAGTAGTTGAACAGATCCGCTAGGGTATCCCACTCGCTGTCTCCAGCGCCGGGGTGTCCCAGCCGGTCAACCTTACGGGCGATGTTCGGGAGGATGCTGAACAGCTCACCACGAGCGCACCACGACCCACGGTAAACCTTACCCTTCTCCTCCTTCAACTCGATTGCCTTCAACACCCCGGCGGGGAGCGCATCCGGTCGCTTCAAGGCGAAATCACGGTCAGAGGTGATAGCCTCTTTAACCTTTGAGTTCTTGAGCCAGTGCTCATACAGCACACCAGCGAAGTACTGGAACAGCGGGATAACATACACATCAGGTTTCTTGATATCGCCAGCATGGAGCTTCTCAGCATACGAGACAAGTGATTCCAGCTCCAGCTCGAACAGACCGAAGCGATCCTCCGAGTTACTGACGTACTTGAGCTCCTTGTTGACCGGTGGCTGTTGCCCTGCAACCCACGGGGTACCCGCGTACTTAGCGATAGCCTCAATCATGTTCTGGTGACGGGGGTAGTAGTGCAGGGACGCGATGTTGTAGTGAATCCTGCCGGGTGTGATACCGGTCACCCATGCGACGATCTCCAGCAGTACCGACCACTCGAACTGATTGATGCCACTCCAACCCCAAATGATATCATTGGAACGGGTCGACACAAAGAGGTCCAGCTCATCGACACCATCGCGGGTGGTGGTCTGGAACGCGAGCCAGTTGTTGCACGGTACATCGACGGTATCAATGATGAAGTCCTCAGCCGGGTCGAACAAGCTGATCACACCCCGGCGGGAATACGGGTGTGCAGTGAGTAGCTGGCACACTGCTGCAACCTGGTCAACACCCTGCCAGCTACGCAATCGAGGTCCGTACCCCGCCCGCCATACAACACCATCATCGGAGAAATCTTTGGCACGGGGCAGGTAATGCGAGATGAACTCCACATCGTTCCTCCCGCTCAGTACCCACAACGTCTCCGCGATCTGTGCAGCGAGTGAAGCCCGCCGGGGTGGAACACCCACCTCCCGCTCAAGTGGCTTCTCTAGGGTGAAGTTCACGCCCTTGATCTCGCTCACCTCACCAGTACGCCCTGGCACCCGGCGGGCATTCTCCAGCAGGGACTTTGACAAGTGAATCAGTGCATCACTAGCATTACGAAATGTCGCGCTCATTTCTATTCCTTCCTATAGCGCTTGCAGTTATACCCCTCAGCTTTGAGTGGCAAACCTACCGACCATTCTGGTGCGAAAGCAATATCCTCACCCATCGCGGCTGCAACGGAGTGAACGTCACTTCCTTCAACAAGTATCTCATCGTGGACGTGCGCCACCGGCTTCATTCCCAGTTTTATCAATGAGACAAGGCTTTGCGCCAACAGATCCCTCGCTACCGCTTGCGTCACGTTCTCTGTCAACCGACCACCATACGTCTGTACCCTGCTGTACGGCGGCTTCGGCGCAGAGAAGGTAATGACCTTCTGCATCTTGCCGAACTTCTCCGCCTCCTGGATGCGGACGTTATGGTAATTGATGCTACGACCGCTGGGGAGCAAGAGCTGGTGTGTACCGTAGGGTGTACGCCGTACCTGGATGTACTCTCCAACCCGACCAGTACCCCGCCGGAAGGCAACATCCATCTGCTTCCAGAACCGAACGATACGTGGGTTAGCCGCCCTCCACTGCTGCACGATTTCCTTCAGCTCAGCGTCGGTACCCTCACCACCCATGTTTCGCATCGAGGCAACCCCACCGGCGTAGCCCAATGCCAGCACGGCGACCTTGCCTTTCTTGCGGAGCGCCCGCGCCTCCTCATACGGCACATGGAACATACGAGAGGCGGTCTCAATATAGATATCCCGACCGGAAGCGAATGCATCCAGCACCCACTGCTCCCCTGCCAGCCATGCGAGAACGCGAGCCTCGATCGCTGAGTAGTCACACACGGTAAAAGGTCCAAGGAACATGGTGCGTACCATCTGCTTGAGTTGCCGAGCGGTCCGTGGCTCACCTAGAACCGTCTCCAGGGCGAGCTGCTCTGACACCTCATCATTCTCCGGGGAATCAGACGCAAGGTTTTGCAGCTGAACACCCTTACCCGACCAGCGACCTGTATGCGCACCGAAATACCGGAAGCTACCGCGAAGACGACCATCCGAATTCACTCGGATCAGCGCCGCGTTGTACTTCGACGCCGTCGTTAGGGACAACTCCTGCCGGATCTCCAGCACCCGGCGGGTGTCGCCGGTCACGGCGTGGTCATCCAGCGCTTCCGATACAGATTCTGCCTTGAGGTCAACCAGGTCACGGCTGGAGCCAGTACCATTCTCGTGGAAGTACTCCAGCAACTGGTTACGGCTACCCGGGTTATCGACACCGGTGAGCTCGCGGGCTTCCCGCCGGGCGTTCTCCTTCATCTCTGCATCCGCCTCCACAGCCGCCTCAGCGAGAGCGGTATCGATACAAATACCAGCGTCGTTCACCACACGGTCAGCCAGCCAGATCTCCCGCTCGCCGGGGTGCCATCCACCATGCCGCGCGTACAGCTCCTTATGGATGTCTCGCAGCACAACAACATCCTGTCGGCAGTACTCGATAAACAACTCCCAATCCTTAGGCGCATCCTCAGGTCGTACTCGGCGACCCGTACGAGGCTGCGGTTTAGAGAACAAGCGTATAAGCCGGGTGCCTACCGGGTCTTTATCTGAGACCTCAAGCGCCTTACCCATCGCCTCCAGCGCCTGAGGATATCCCCAGCTCGCACCGAGAGCCATCGTGTCCTCCCACTCCCCGGCAGGGAGGTACTCGTACGGAAGGTTGCAGCCAAAGAAGTGGGAGAAGCACGCACGCTCGAAGTTCGCGTTATGCGCAACCTTCAGCACAGATGGGTCATCCAGTCCAGGGATAGCACGTATGGCATCCTCACCTAGAGCAACCTGTACTGGGTCATCGTTCAGCGCCCATCCAGCCATCAGTATCTCAAACTCATGGTCCTCAACGTAACGATACTCACCAACAGTCGGTAGGTCCACGGTCGCGTAAGTCTCAATATCGATATATAATGTGTCCAAAGTCAACTCCTAAAGAACAACCCCGACGGTTTCCCGCCGGGGTTGAACTACACCATGGCTAGATTAGTGCTTCATCCTCATCAAGGTCATCGAACACATCGTCAACCTTGACAGGTGCACCACCACCAAGCGGCTCCCCATCACGCAGCTTACGGACAGCAAGCAGCTGGAAGGATACACCCTTGTTGCCGTTGCTGTTGAAGGGGAAGGCGTCGATAGCTACCTGAGCGTACACACCAGAGTAAAGCTCTCGCTGGTCAAGGATTTCCTCCTTGTTGCGGTCAACCACGAGCGGCGGGCGGCTCTGCTGAGACTTCACAGTCATGTACCAATGCCCCTCGTACTCAGGGCGGTCACTATCATCACCATCACGGAAGGTATCAGTCCAGGACTTAGGGATTCGACCGTTGAACTTGGAATCCTTACCCTTCTCCAATGCAGCCTTCTGGGCGGCACGGATTTTACCGATAGTCTTTTCATCGTCCTTAGGAACCATAATGACCGTCGAGTACGCCGGGATATCGGTAGAATCCTGACGGGCGTATGGCTCAAAAACGTGAACGAATGAGAGACGTACCTCACCGGTAGTGAGCTGAGTTGATGCTTGTGCCATGCTGGTTAACTTCCTTACTGTTTATCGTCGTATCGATAGAATGAATTCGGGTCCTTAGGGTCAAAGGGAATTCCATACCCCTCGTACAACCCGGTGACCACCTTGATGGACAACCGGCGGTACCCGGTACGGAGCTGCTTGATTGCTGCTCCATGGAGTCCTGCCTTGCGACAGATCTCCACATCAGTCTCGATCCCTGAATCTTTCTTCCAGCGGTCGAACCGATCAAAATCAATTATAACTGTGTTAGTCATCGAACAGTGCCTTGCTATCAGATTTCTTTGTGATTGCTTTCCTCCTGTCGGACTCTGGCACAAGAGACGGGCGACCCGGTCGGGTTGCGGCGGTATCTCCTAGAACATCCCAGAAGTTTGCCTTACCGACGAGCTTATCTAGGTCTGTGACACCAAGTATTTTCCGTTTGGAGAACTGGTCAGGTTTATACCCTGCCTCCTCCAGCCGCTTGAAGGCACCTGTCTCGTTCTGGATTACCCGCCGGGAGCCAGAACGCACCACTTTCCAGTCGGGGATCTTCACACCCTGGGAGTAAGCCATGTCCAGGGATGATTCCTCCAGCGCCTTCAACCATGACTTGAACTCTCCGACGCGCTTCAGATACCGAGAGCGGTCCTCCAGAGAGATAACACGGGGGTCCTCCTCGCTGAAGGCGTCCTGGATTATGGATTCAGCTCGTGCCTTACAAATCCCTGCCGCCGGGCAGAACCGACACGCCTTCTCGCTCGGGTGGAACTCACCCTCATCCTTCGACAACGCCCGCGCCGCCGCCGGTCGGACGACTTCCTCACGCCAGGTGGTGAGGTAATCGGGGGTTACCTCCCACGATCCCACATTGTTGATGCGGGGCTGGTGGATGGACATCTTTACCCTCGTGGTGGTATCAAGCAGGTCACGGTACTTATCCAGAGCACCGAGGGCGTAGAGCATCAGCTGTGGGTTCCCCGCCGGCGAGACCTCCACACCCTTACCGTACTTGAAATCCACGATGTGGATGGTGTCTGGAGTGACGACGACCGCGTCACTGGTTCCCCAGCAACCCTCGACCCCGGCGGGGAGTCGCTGCTCAAGGAACACGATACCGTCAAGTCCACGCGCCTCCTCAAGGAAGTCAACATACCACCCAACAAAGTCATGCATGGCGTCTAGCTCCTGGTCTGCGGAGTCACCGAAGAACTCACGGGCTTCCTTCTCCCACGCTACGAAGCGAGGCTCCAGATCACGCGCCGGTACCAACCCTAGCTCACGAGATGCGGTCAATTCAGCCAACTCGTGAGCAAGAGTACCCTCCTGTGCGAAGTTCGCTTCCGGTCGGGGCGGCGCAAGCTCCTCCATCGCAACAGAGGCGGTGCAGGTGAGCCACCGTGCCGAAGCTGATGGACCTAGCGTTGCGTGACGGCTAGGCATCCAGATTCTCCACAGCAGCAATGAATAAGCGTAGTTGCTCATTATCCATGCTCTTCACGCGGGAAGCCCCGACCTGGGAGAGCTGGTTACGAAGCTCTCGAACATTACCCTCACTCATAAGTTTGGAAGCCAACGCGATGGCGGTCTCCATCAGACCAGCTTCCTGAACTTCTTTAGACTCTTCAGCAGGTGCAGCTTCCGCCTTCTTAGGTGCAGCTTCCGCCTTCTTAGGTGCAGCTTCCGCCTTCTTAGGTGCAGCTTCCGCC